GGGCTCGCGTATCGCGGCGGCAACTGGAACAACGGTGCCGCCGCCGGTGTCTTCTCCCTGATCGGCGCCAACTCCCGTTCGAACTCCAACACGAACATCGGCTTCCGCTCCGCTCTGCCCCCACNCGTCAGAAGCCTGGCGCTCAAGTGGCACCAGGACGGTACAGGGGGACAAAGGGATCTATCTCCGTGCCTTCAGGAATAGTAGAAGGCAAAAGATTGAATTGCCGAGAAGACGACCGGTAGGAAACGAAAGCCGTCACGCTCGGCGCATGCATCTGTGTCAATTGGAGGGATATCACGATTGGAAACACTACGAAATATCTATCCAAGAATTTATGACTTCGAGAACCTCCATGAAGCATATTTAAGTGCCAGAAAAAACAAACGATACCGAGGCGACGTGCTCGAATTCACCGCAAACCTTGAAGAGAATTTGATACAGCTGCAAAATGAGTTAATTTATAAAACTTACCGGGTAGGGCGATACCGTGAGTTTTATGTGCATGAGCCAAAGAAAAGGCTTATCATGGCCCTGCAATTCAGGGACCGAGTGGTCCAGTGGGCCATTTACAGGCACCTGAACCCATGGTTTGACAAGCAATTTATATATGACAGCTATGGATGCCGAGAAGGAAAAGGCACCCACCGTGCAGCGGATCGACTTCAATACTGGATAAGACAGGTGAGCAGAAAGGAGGGACGCTATTATTATTTAAAGCTGGATATTTCAAAATTCTTCTACCGGGTAGATCACGGAGTTTTAATGGACATCCTTCGGAAGAAAATAGAGGACCAGGACCTGCTGGACATACTCGAAAGGATAATCAACTGTGAGCATACAGCATTTGGCCTGCCGGCATTTACAGACCCAGAGGACTGTTCCAGGGAGGACAGGCTCTTTGATAAGGGCATGCCCATAGGCAATTTAACCAGCCAGCTCTTTGCAAATATTTATTTGAACGAGCTGGACCAGTATGCAAAGAGGGAGCTGCGGCTGCACTACTACATACGGTATATGGACGACATCATCATTCTTCACAACGACAAGCAGTACCTCCGGGCAATAAAGGACGACATCGAGAACTTTCTCTGGGAGCACTTAAAGCTGAACCTCAATAAAAAGACGGCAATCCGGCCAATAAGTCAAGGCATCGAGTTTGTAGGCTTCCGGATCTTTCCCACCCATCGCAAATTGAAAAAATCCAGCGTTAAGAAAATGAAAGCCAGACTGAAGTATGTCAGGTCCGCGTATGAACGCGGCGAAATCGACGAGGAAAGCCTGCGNGCAACGGAGGCATCTTATCTCGGAATAATGAAACATTTTAACAGCTACGGATTACGCAAGGCTCTGGGATTTGTACCGGAGCAATCAGGCAGGGCTAAAGTAGCTGCGCCGAGTGCAAGTGATGATATTGCCCGCAAAGACACCGTAGATAACCATGCAGGAGTAACATCTGCTATAATGGAGGTGGGAAAGAAAATGGACGATGTAAAAGAAACACTTCGCGACCATGAACGGAGAGGTGCAGGATGCCAGGGGCAGAAATAGCTCAATACGGTATTGCAATTTTTGCAATAGCCATACTTGGTTACGTGTTTGTGAAGATTATCGGCACTCCTANGCCTGATAATAGCAGGGAACTATTGGCTGTGATTGATAACAATACAAAGGCGTTGCGTGAGTTGATGGCTGTATTGCACCAAATTGAGGTGCAGATGGCAAGGCAAGAAACCAAGATAGACGAGCTACTTGCAAGGACGAGAGATGAGAAAGATGACTGAGGAGCGTTTTTCTAAGAAAGTAGTGCGATGGGTGATATTGCTAAATGCGGTGTTTGTGGTGGCGGTGTTATTGATATATTGGCATACTGGGTCAGAGCCAGCAACGTTAATCGCGAGTTGGTTTGCTTTTACTACGGGGGAGTTGTGGGCATTAGCAGGGATAAAGAAAGAAGAGACGCGACAGGGAGGTGATAGCGACGACGATAAATAAGTATAGCACGGTAAATAAGTGGGCAGGGAGGAGGTTTTACGGCAAAGAGTGGGTTCCCGATGTCATAGTCATTCATATTGCTGAAGGAACGTATAATGGAACAATAGCATGGATGCAAAATCCGAAATCCAGAGTGTCAAGCCATTTTATCGTTGGTCAAGATGGTAGAGTTGCCCAAATGGTGGATATAAGAGACACGGCTTGGTGTAACGGAACAAGCACGAACCCAGCGGATAGTACTTATTATGGCTATGCGACAGCGAGGCTGGTAAAAGAGCGGAAAACAAATGCGAATTACTTTACGATAAGCATAGAAAATGAAGGGTTCTATTCAAAGACACGAGGCGAGCTTACACCAGCGCAGTTGAATGCCGAAGTAGAGTTGATAAGGTTCATCGTTGAAGAGGTAAAAAGAATTTGGGGCGTAACAATACCGATTGACAGAGACCATATAATTGGGCACTATGAGGTTACTCCAAAGAATAAGCCGCATTGTCCGGGAGAAAAATTTCAGTGGGACGAGTTGCTAAAGCGTTTGAAAGGAGGCGAGAAAGTGTTTAATGATGTAGACGAGAAACATTGGGCGTATAAGTACATAAAGGAGTTGAAGGAACTCGGTATTGTGCAAGGTGATGGTAGCGGGAATTTCAATCCAGAGAAACCCGCAACAAAGGCGGAAGTAGCTACTATGATAGCCAAGCTGTACGAGAAGATAAAAGGAGGTAAGTAAAATGCATGACTTATTTTTACAGTTACTTTACGATATCATCGCTATTCTTGTCCCGATACTTGTTGGATATGCGATAGCATGGTTGCAAAAAAGGATAGGAACAGAGAAGATGGAAGCATTAGTGCGAGAGCTTGCTACAAAACGTGAATTGGCACGGGTTGCAGTATTGTTTGTCCAGCAGGCATACAAGGATTTGGGCGGAGCAGAGAAGTATGACAAGGCGGCAGAGTGGTTGTCCGATGCGGCAGGCAAGATAGGTATACAATTGTCCGAAGAAGAGATAAAGGGACTTATTGAAGCCGCCTTAAAGGAGTTAAAGACGGAACTTGGCGAAGTGTGGGATGAGTTAGCGAATTAGCCGCCTATTACTTTAATATAGGCGTTGCCCTCCGAGGTGCTCCCCTCCCTCCTACTCGGAGGGCGTTTTTATTTGTGGTATTGTGCAGGTATTGACATATAGCGAAAAATGGTATATTATATGAGTAGATAACATGAAAGGAGGGAGTAAGTATGGCAAAGATTGTGTTAGACGTGGCGAAGTTGAGGATGTGGAGGGCTTATCGTGGATTGACAAAGCACAAGATGTCGCAGTTGATGGGGTATGCTGGCGATGGATATTACTACATTGAAAGCGGCAAGGTAGTTCCATCGTTAGCGAGGATTAATCAAATTTGTGAGATTTTAGACATCAGTCCGTTGGACATTCTCGTAATTGAGGATGAGAAGAAGGAGGGAGAGCATGAAAACATTGACGAGGTTCGTTGACTTTGTGAATGATGAAGAGACAAGCACCTTGACAGTGCACGTGATGTGCTGTCCCGATATTGGGGCGTACGTAAAGTTGTTGGATGATTTAGGGTTTACGTTCATTTACATTGACGGAGACTCATGCGAGGCAGAGCTTGAAGGCGAGTATGCAAAAGTGTTTGAAGTAATGCGCATGCTTGAGCAGGAAGGGTTTACGTGGTAGCTATGGCGTTACGAGTAAGTAGTGCAGGAGCTTGTCCGAGAAGGATAGAACTTGAGGCATGGGGTGTAGAAGGGCTTCCATTGTGGGAAGGTTCAGAGCGAGCGTTTGCTGAAGGTAACATGCATGAGCAGTCTATCCTTGAGTGGGCATGCGAGAACTTACCAAATGGGCCGTATGTGTTACATAGCCAGCAGAAGGAAGTTTCTATTTTTTACCACGATAAAGAACTACTTGTGGGGCATATTGATGGATTAGCTACCAATAATGAAGGTGTAACAGTACTGTTGGAAGCAAAGGCTTTAGCAAAGAGAGCATTTGCAGAGATACGAGAAAAAGGATTGAGAGAAGCACATCCGCAGTATTTCACGCAGGTGCAGTTGTACTTGCATGCGTTGGGGCTGGAAAAAGGGTATTTGATAGCACGGAATAAGGATACTCCAAAGACGAGGTTCTGGGATCACCACATTGAAGAAGTCGTTTACGATGCCGAGTTTGTAGAGGCCGAGCTAAAGCGGTTGGAGGAGTTGGCAATTAAGATTGAACAAGGCGTTGAGATTGAGCCACCGTATAATCCCGAGGATAATTGGCAGTGCAGACAGCCATATTGCCCGTATACAGAAAAGTGCTTCCCAGAGTACTATAAAAACGCCAGACAGCCTAAAATAGCAAAAGTGGATATGGAATTATCAGCGTTGGTTGAACAGTACGTTGAGCTTGGCGAAGAGATATCCGAAATGCAAGAGATAAGAGAAGGGATAAAGGAGCAAATCATGGAGCGAGTAGGAAGCGAACCCGTAATAGCTGGCGAGTATGTGGTTTATACCAAGGAGCGCATTACCGAGACAATAGATACCAAGAAAGTGCGGGAGGTAGTCCCAGCTGAAGTGTTGCAAGGTTTAATGAAGGTTTCAAGGTCGCAGGTATTGTATGTCAAGCCTGCGGCTGAAGAATAAAGGAGGGATAACGATGGACAGTATCGTAAAGTACAAGTCTGAGAGTGGCGAGGAAGTTTCTTTAAGTGCAGACATTATCAAGCGTTATTTGGTGTCAGGCGATCCGAGCAAGGTAACTGATCAGGAAGTAATGATGTTCTTAAAGCTGTGCCAGTACCAGAAGCTTAATCCGTTCCTTAATGAGGCGTACCTTGTGAAGTTTGGGAATGAGAAGGCGCAAATAATTGTCGGCAAAGATGTGTTTATGCGTCGGTTGTCTAACAGTCCGTTAGTTAAGGTTACCAAGCAGGTATCATCGTTCGTAAGAAAGGTTCAGACGAGATACAGTACCGCAATGGGACATTCTATGTGCCGGGTGAGGAGCAGTTGCTTGGAGGTTGGAGCAGGATTTGGCGCAAAGGCTGGAAGGAGCCAGTTGAACATTCTGTAAGCTTGCATGAATACATAAAGCTTGGAGCGAATAAAGAGCCGCAGGCTGGGTGGAAGAAGGCGGCAACCCAAATCAGAAAAGTAGCACTCGTGCAGAATGCCCGAGAAGTTGTTCCCGATTTGAGACAGCTTTATATCAGCGAAGAGATGCAGGTCGATGAGGAGCAGTTGCAAAATGTACAAGTGGAGTTTACAATACATGATGCCGAGGAAGAGGTACAAGAAGAGACGCAGGAAGTAGAATATGCAAGCGATAATGAGTTCATTTCAGATCCACCAATAACAGTGAAGCAAGTAAAGAGGTTGTACGCTATAGCCCACGGAGATACGAAGCTGATAAATGACATAATTGAAGAGTATGGATACGAGAAGTTGCAGGATATTAGGAGAGGAGATTATGAGGCGATTTGCAATGCTGTACAAAGTGCGGTGTTGGAACAAGAAGAGCAACTATCAGATACCATTGAACAAGTAGAAGAGCAATAACAGTTAGCAAAGTCCCGAGTGGGAGCAAGTGTAGGTTTTACCAAAGCTTGCTCCCATTTTTCACTTCATTTTCAAAGTGTCAGTAAAGTGTCTCAAGGGTAAAACAGTGCAAATGTAGGAACTACCAAATCCCACTGTATTTTATACAGTTTGAAAGTGTCGGTTTTTGTTAACACCTATTTAATACACAACATGTTGACATTATATCCTATGTGGTAATATATATATAGAAAAAGAAAAAGGAGGGAACGAAGATGAGAAAAGAAAGAACAGAAGGAACAGAAAGAAAAGAAGGAGGAGAACAATGAGACAGGAGAGACAGGAAGCAAGAGAGTTAGTGCAAGAGAGGTTCAACACCAGTAGTGTAAGGTTACTCGGAAGATTAATCGCCGAAGCAATAGCCAAGACAGGACTTAAGGTAGCCAGAAAGGAGTACGGTAATGAGTATGAGAAATTAGCTATTCAGGTAATCGAAGAGATGCTGGAGAAGGTCAGCGAAGCCGCTTATGAGCAGTTAGCCGAAATAAGCAAGGATTACGATAAGGCAATCGAGAACTTCTTGGTCGAAAAGTACCTTGAAAATGGTAACCCAAGCCAGTATGCAGTAAAGATGTGGGAAAAGGAAACAGCCATAACAAGCGCAATGTACGATGCCTGTAGGAAAGCAAACGATGAGTTCTGGAATACCTTTAATGTAAAGAGATGGTCATATAATCACGGTAGGAATTACGAGGAAAGGTTAGCCCTTGAAGGCATGCTGTTTGCAGTGTTTGATAGCTTAAACAAAGAATTGTTGAACGCCATAGGTGATATGGAAGATCAGTTAGCGCAAGCCCGCAGAGCTGTGGGCTTTTACGTGAAGGAGGAGGCAGGGCAGTAGCCCTGCCTTTCCCTTTATGGTAAAGGTATTGACACCTATGCAAAATATGATAATATACTATATAGAAGGAACAAACAGGAGGGATGCAAGATGAAGAAGGTCGAAAGGACAGAAAGAGGAATAAAGGTGAGGTTAGCGCATTATACCGATAACGGCGGGGATTGGGTCGCTGAGATAGTGGATTTTCACCCTACATTCAAGTTCAACCGTCAATTCCTAAATGCCGAGAAAGATTGGAGTTCATCAGGTCGGACAGGCTGGAGCTACTTTGAGTTAGTAGAGGGACACGTATATGAAGTAAATGAGCCATACCGTGGCCGCTGGTTTGTGCAGGTGGTAAATGGTGAGATAGTGGATCTGACAAAGGAAGATGTAGAAGAATACCTATACCAGAAAAACGAAAATCCAGAAGAAGAATACAAGCCCATAGTAGTTGATACTGCAGACGAAGTGTATGAAGCTGATACCGATGGGACGATGCAGAAGCTTGAGCCAGAGAAGAAAGTCATTGACAAAGCGCATTACAAGGTTGCTTCCAGAGGCACATATATAATTGTAACGCCAATATGGGATGGTGGCTGGAAGATATACCTTTATGTAGGTGGAGCGGCGAGATTTCAACCGAAAAGTGTAAGAGTAGAAGAGAAGCCAATTATAGCAGGCAAGCACTTATCAGATGTGCTTGCCGATTATCCCGAGTTGAGAGGACAATAAAGTGTCAGTTTTAGTTAACACCTATTTAATACCAGAGTGGTTGACATTATATCATATATGGTAATATACTATATAGAAGAAGAAAGAAGGAGGGAACGAAAATGAGGACAGGAAGAGAGAACTTAAAGGAGTTAGTAGCCATTGAGATGGGTAAGGGTATCAGCCGTGGATTTGCGAGGGCTGAAGGGTGGTTAACATCCAGTATTGACCACTATGCTGAAGGTTCGTTTGTAGGGTTCATCCTTGGTATGCACTTAATTGATGTGTTAAGTGAGACAGCTTTTAAAGCCCTTGAAGGTGCACTGTACGATTTGGTAGACGAGCTTGAGATGTTCTGTTTAGAGCGCGAGAAAGAAAATGGCAAGGAATATGTGTACTACCATGAAGCTATGAGAATTGCAAGAGATATAGCAGGAGCGGTGCGAGAAGAGTTCATGAGCCAGCGTCAAAATTTGAACGAGATTGAGGACTTGACATATTACGATTGGACATTCGCTAACATGGGTCTAGAAACAACGGTAAAAGCCATAAGGCACTTTGTATGCCGAGAGTTGGACACAATACTTTACATGAAGGTTTATACCGAGTTTACTGATGCGGTTGACAGGGTAATCAGAAGACTGGAGGGTGGGCATTAGCCCTGCTTCCTCTAATGGGAGGCATAAAGAAATGACAATTATCAAAAGGACAGACAGAGGTATAAAGGTAAAGTTAGCTCATTACACCAGTAGCGGTAGGGATTGGGTGGCTGAAATAACCGATATAGATGAAAAATATGGTTTCAAGCGGGAATTCTTAAACGCTGAAAAAGATTGGAGCTCTTCAGGGAAAACTGGTTGGAGCTACTATGAACTTGAGAACGGCAAAGTGTACGAGGTTAATGAGCCATACAAAGGCCGATGGTTCTTCCAAGTTACTAATGGCGAATGTGTCGAGATTAGCAAGGAAGATGTTTTAGAGTACATAGAGCAAAAACGCAGTGGACTACTAACTGGTAGGCCTGAAGAGAAACAGCCAATATTGGTTGATAGAGATGAAGAGGTATACGAAGAAAATGAAGATGGCATACTAGTACGCATTCAACCAGTAAAGGTAGAAAACGAGAAAGCAGAGTATCTGGTAACACCGAACAGTACCTATGCTACCTTATCACAAGGCGAAAAGGGCATTTGGAAGCTTTGCCTTTACCTCGGAGGGGCTGCACGATTTACGCCAAAATGTGTAAACCTCGAAACCACACCTTTGCTTCAGTACCAAAAAGTAAAGGATGG